GATGAAATAAATTCACTTATTACCACATATCAAGACACTATAAGTACTTTACAATCAAATCCTGCTGACTCTACTGATGTTTTGAATGCAGCGCTTGGTGGTGCAGCTAGAGGCGCCATTTATACACCAGTTGGTGCAATCATTGGTGGTGTAACTGCTGCAGTATCAGAGATCCGGTCAAATGATATTATAATAGAAGTACTAACTAATACGACGAGTCAGTTGAAAGAATTGGTTGAAGAATTAGAGAGTGATAAAGAATCTTTTGGAGTTAAAGTAGGATTCCGTGCTAGATTACAGAGAAAATCGGCTGATTGGCAACCACCACTCGAAGGAGCAACTGCTGTAGGGGTTTCTAATTATCCTAAAGTGATTTCAAATGGATATGACTCATTGTCGGGAGAGTATCTATTAGAAAATCGCAATATGCGAGCTTGGGATAGATGGTATATTCAAGGAAACTGTGGTATTAATGATACTATCGTAAATGGACAAACTAAAGGCGGTTTATATTTCGCAGATCAGTGTTATTGGGAAATTGAAGCGGTAGATCCGTAATTGGAATAAGTATGTTATCACAATATAAAAATATCGATAAAATTCTTAGCTCAACAAAAGCTACGCAAGGGCAAAGATTTTCAGACAAAGAAATTGAATTGTTGTCTTCACCGGCATTAAAATATGCTTGGAAAAATAACATATTGGCTTCTGATTCTCGTGATAATGGAATTGAGTTTCATGTATATTCTGGCGATACTTGGATCACAGGAAATCATCGAATTGATTTACAGCCTAAGAATCGGATTACATATACTGACCCGGAGAATAACGTTGATTATAGATTGCCAGCTAAACCATGGCAAATCAATCTATTTAATGAATTCAATAATCTAAATATTCAAAAAGGTGAATATAGAATTGCGGTAAATTTCTTTACCAACCTTATTGGGTCATATGAATCACAAAAATTAAAAATAGATGAAATATCTCCAGATCGTACAGAATTACGATTACGAGCAATTGATCCAGATGACTCAGAATTTTTAGAGCAAATTACGAATTACATACAAAGCGTTGGAAATGCTGTTACTCGTTTATCTTCAACAGAATCATATCGTACACTGCTTGTTAATTTTAGCAGAAACCAAACTGCGTTGTTTACTAACAGTGTAGTAATTGGAGAATATGTTTATGTAAAATTGTATGAGCCATTAGCAGATGATATTGAAAAAGATTTCAAATGTTGGATAGTTGAAGAACAACGTCCTACATACGTTGATCGTGTTACATTAGAAACTTTTGGCTTAGGCATAACAGAGCCAACTAGAAAATTAGCTGGACCGAATTGGGATGCATCTGATCGTGCTAGCACAAGCACAGATACGGGTTTAAAAAATTGGAATGACATATTAGGATCAAGCGTTACAACATCACAGCAATTAGTTGATTCGGTATTTTCTGGAAGTCTTTCTGGAATTGATTTGAATATTGATTATTCAGATTTTAATAACTTTGTATTTTATAGTTCGGCTACAGAACGAGTTAAGAATTTTAAATATAAAATTGGATTGATTGAATATTATGATTCGCAATTAAATACCTTAGGTTCTATATCAGGCAGTACTGCTATTACTAATATCCAAGAATTTACAAATCTTAAAAATTCATTAATTGGTGGATTTGATGAATTTGAAAAGTATCTTTATTTTGAATCATCATCAACACCATTCACATATGATCTACCATTAGCAGACCCCAATGTTTCATATATAACCGGTAGTTATATTGATCCATGGCCTAAGACAACAACATTCCGGCCGCATACATTGTATAGCAGCACATCAAGTATTGCTCAAGAATGGTATTCAACATTGTTAGACAATGCAGATATATATGATAGAGCAAATTATAATTCTTTGATTAACGGCGTTCCGTTGTATTTACGAACTAATCCTGACAATGAAGGTTTAGAAACGTTCATTCATATGTTAGGACAACATTATGATATTATTTATACATACATTCGCAATGTTTCTAAAATATATTCTAGAGATGAACATCCTAAATACGGTGTTCCAAATGAATTACTTTATTCTGTAGCAAAACAATTTGGATGGTCTTTAACGGATGGAAATCAATATAAAGATCTTTGGGAATATGTTTTAGGTACTAATGAAGCAGGAATTCCGATTACTGGTTCTAATACGGTAGGTGATGCATCATTGCCAGGCAAGGATATGACATATCATATATGGCGGCGCATTGTTAACAACTTACCAGGACTGTTAAAATCAAAAGGTACTAAAAGAAGCGTAAAAGCATTGTTATCATGTTACGGAATACCACAGAGCATGATATCAATCAATGAATATGGCGGGCCGAGAATCGAACGTCCACCAGTTTATGAAAAATTGAATTTTGATTATGCATTAGATTTAATTCAAAATGCTGCTGGTACAGTAACAGTTGATTATGATCAACCAATTAATTCAGTAGAACTTCGTTTCCGAACTGATAATGTATTGACTAATCCATCATTGCCAAACACAATGAATTTATTTTCGATAGATTCAAATAATGTTACTTTAGATTTTACAAGAGGAACATTAGGCACTATTCAAATTAATCAAACAGCTTCTGCAGATATCGAAATGTTTGATGGAGGTTGGTTGAATGTATTATTAAGAAGTGGTAGTAATGGTTCATTAGAAGTTGTTGCTAAAAAATCAAAATATGGTAAAATTGTAGCAGCAGTTTCTGCATCTGCAACAGCATCATTTGCTGCTGCAGGTACGGTAACACTCGGTGGTGGTGGCGGTGGTGGTGCACGTCTTAAAGGACAGCTTCAAGAATTGAGACTTTGGTCATCTAGTTTACAAGATTCGCCATTTAATAATCATACAAAAGCACCAGCTGCATATGATGGCAACGTTGATGCATATGATGAATTAGTATTCCGGTTGCCACTAACAGAAAAAACCAATCACACCACGGCTGTCACAATGTCAGGAGTTGAACCTAACCTGTCAGGAATATCAGCTTCATTTGCAAGTTGGACTAATGCAGAGCCGTATGACTCAATTGAAGAAACATATTATTATGACGGAATATCATTAGCAGCAGGTACATTTGATGACAACAAGATTAGATTAGAAGATAATGAACTTGTCGGAACATTAGATGTTAAATCTAGAGCAGAAAGAAGCCAATTTGATAAAGCTCCATTAGATTCAAATCGTTTAGGAGTATATTTTTCTCCACAAACAATGATTGATGAGGATATAATTGCACAACTTGGATTTACTGAATTAGATTCATATATTGGCGATCCTGGCCAGCAATATGAACGGTCATACCCAGATTTAATTAAAGCTGCACAATCATATTGGAAGAAATATGAAACTAAGAATGACCTAAATGCATACATCAAAATATTTACATTGTTTGATCTTTCATTCTTTAAGCAGTTAGATCAATTGTTGCCGGCTCGTGCTGATAAAATAACTGGATTATTGATCCAACCTAATATTCTAGAAAGAAATAAAGATTCATTTTTACCTCGCGTAAACAAACAAAATGCAGGATATAATACGGATATCAATGTTCAAGAAACTACGATTGTAACAGGTAGCTATCCGGTGTATTTAGGTGGTATTGAAGGTGCAGTTGCAACAATAACAGCACAAGATGATGATCAATGGCAAGCATATCTAACGAAATCATCAGATGAACGATATGCTGGGACAACATATTCGTATCAATATGCAGTATTAAGTGGATCACAGTATATTACAGGATCAACACCTCCATGGATGTCGCAGGCAGTATTCTTGCCAGTTACTGGCGCAACGTTGTCAGAAACAAGAGAAAGTCTTAGTTATGTTGAATACCGCAAATCATTGTATAATGAAACTGCAGTTTTAACAACGACGTCATCTGTAGCTGATTCCGGGTCTGATGTAGTGTTTGAAGGCGTTGCACATACAGGTTCTAATTCTAGCGTTTTTGAGTTTTCAAGTAGTTCTATTGATATAATAGATACGTGGTATCATAATTATGATGCTCCCGAATCGGGAAGCAACGCGTATTTGTTTGGGGGCACTGATATTATTATATTGAGTTCAAGTAACGTAAGTGGACTAAGTGACGTACGTGCTCCAGGTCCGGCAGGCCTTTTTCAAATTCAGTTACCTGCAGATGTAGATGCTGTGAGTTCAGAAACCGTCGATATATATGAATTAATCAACACCGGGTCAGGACATCCTACTGCTAGCGGCGGATCAACACTTTGGGGCGATTTATATGAAGGATTGAAACGTTGGGAAACGCTACAAGTTGATGAGATCATCGGGTATCCTGAGCCAGCATGGTTACAATTGAGATTACTTCCTGCAGGCAGCGAAACAAAAATTGCTTCTGTTACAGCATCTTTATTTATAGGAACTGCTAGCCTCAGCGGGCCAGTTACATTCTCAACCGGATCTATACCACATTGGGTTGGCCAAGCTGCTTTTCCACTCACCGGAACGTATAACTCAACGCCAATTGATATGTTGTTAACGGGGTCATTAACTACCGGTAGTTTATTAGAGGCTTTAGAAAGACAAGGAAGTTACAGCGGATCAGATGCAGTTGTTGCACGTTGGAAATTCGAATTTGCATCAGACGCACAATTCAATATTGACACATTTGCTCTAGTAACAATTAATGATTCGTCGGCTTCCCCACCAAACGGGCATATCAATTTTGCAGCAACTGCTAGTTTGAATTATCAGACTACGGCATCAACATCTGTTACGTCTTCTGCAGAACTATATCCATATACAGAATGGTATTTGAGTAGTGGTTCTGTATTTGACACTAGACTGTCTGATTTAGAATATGCTACAACATCAGAAGAGGCGGCGGCATTACAAGTCAATTTAATTGCATCTGCATCGGTATTACAATTGAGTTTATCAAGTAGCATATCAGCATCAATAGCTGCTACATATAGTTCAAGTTTCAATGAATATACAGGTATTCAGATAGAATGGGAAAAATGGTGTATTACCGGTAGTGAAATTCAAGACCCAATTACGGCCGAAATCTCAGCCCCGCAGTCAGCTAACGATCATATTATTACTATTGATGGAAATGTAGTGACTGCATATCGTACAGGAAGTCTGTCATGGGAACGGGTTGGTTATGGGGATGACCCAACTTTAACACCCGGATTAAGTGCATTGTATGGTTTAGAAACTGGAGCAGATGGTGTTATTATCGGGGATTTACAAGCATTTGTAGATGAAGGTGACATCATAGAATTCGGTATTCAGCCGCAGATTATTACTAATGTATATGAAACAAATGCTCTTGTAGCAAAAGCACGTGTCAAAAATATAAACATATTCTTTTCATATACATCTTCATATACATACGGGGACACCCCAATAGGTTATATTGTTGTATCTGGGTCAGACATATTAACACCTGACGTAAATGGAAATCCGGTGAGAGGCATTGATATTAATGGTCCAGCACAATTTCAAGATTTTATTGGTACTGGAGCAGAAAATTCATTATATAATGGAAGCAAAATGACTTCTAGAGGATTTAATATTGAAAGTCCAGACACAATAGATGGAGGCCCAGTAGTTGAAACTAGAACAGCAAATCCAAATCAATTGATATATCAATCTCCAGGAGAAAATGGTAGTTTTACAATATCAGGACAATAATCGTTGTTTTTTACAATGAAAATATTTATATGAAATAAAAGGCGAATAAAGCAATGGGATATTTAAATAATAGTACAGTAACAGTAGATGCAATTCTTACCAAAAAAGGTAGAGAATTACTTGCAAAAGGTCGTAACAATTTTAATATTACTCAATTTGCGTTAGCAGATGATGAAATTGATTATGATTTATGGAATCCAGATCATCCGCTTGGTACAGCATATTACGGCACAATCATTGAAAATATGCCTATAGTAGAAGCTATACCAGACGAAACGCAAATGTTGAAATATAAACTTATTACACTTCCAAAGAAAACTACAAAAATACCTGTAGTTAATGTAGGTAATACATCAATTACTTTAAGTGCAGAGGGCGACATTGCAGTAATTAGTCCAAATACATCTAACTTTACTGGTGGAAATGCTACATTAGGATATACAGCAATTCTTTCAAATTCAGACGTAGCTGATCTTAGAGTAGCTCGAGGAGGCGATATTCAAACATCAGTATTACCAACAGCACCTCGTTTTATCGGCGATAATGAAGATGCACAAAGTGTTGCAGTAACAGGAAGAACATTTGAATTAATTGCAAAACGACAAGTAACGGAACAAACTGCTACAATAACTATTATAGGTAATGAAACGGGTGGTAGCACAACTATTAATTTAACAGTTAAAGCAGCAACCGTTAACACATAAGGATTTGAAATGAATATACAACAATTAAAACAATTACCTAAAGTAAGTCAAAGACGTCCAATTGGAGATTCTGCATTTGTGTCAGCCCAAGCACCTGTTGCCGCTGTGTCAGCCCCAGCACCAAATAATTCTGCTGCATTACAATCACAAATCAATGCATTAGCTGAACAGCGCGCTCAAGAGATTATCAGAGAACAACAACAAACTCAAATCCTTGCAAGAAATGGTCGTACTTTTACTAAATTTGATAGAGCAAATGATGTAATAGATAACCAAACAGAAGTTGTTACAGCTGGGTTATGGAGTGATGGTTTAGCTTCATTAACAACACATCATACCGGTTCTGCACAAACAACGTCACAACGTAGATATTATGTTGATGTTTATCAGAAAGATACTTCATTAACTGGTTCAGCAACTCAATATTCAATAGCATATGGTCATGCATTAGGTA